GACAATACTGCACCACCTATCACGACACCGGTTAAGATTTTGGTGGAGTGTTTATCTGCAAATCTAAGCAGCTTTTCTCCACCGACCACAAGTTTCTCTTTCAAGCTCATTTGTTTCCTCCTTTATTGTTAACATGTTAACTTATGAAAAAACAGATAGTGATATAAATCACTTTTCCACGTACGCGTCCGTGGTAGATCTATATCACTATCTCCTTCATTATAATACGTGAAAAACCTACTTTTTAAAGATGTTGCGTATAGTTATAACATCTAATGCAGTTAATGTTATTATAGCAAGAGTTACTGGCCATATCATCGCCAAACCTGTAATAATAACAATTGCTACTGCTACTAATAATATTAATGCTAATATAATTAATATCGTCAACATATGTTTATCTCCTTTCGTAATATAAAAGCTTATAGCCAGTGTTTCCACTGGCCAAAGCCTTACTTGTCCTTTTTCTGACTGAGCTTTTCAATAAGCTCATTCTGATCTTCAAGTTTTTTACTAATTTCTTCGAGTAATCTGTCCTGTCTGTCAAGACGCTCATTTAAGAGCTCTTTCTCATTCTCATTGTAGTGAATGTATTCTGTACAAAGTTTCTTTGTGTTTGCCCAATACGACAGTGCATCGTTTATGAGTTTTGTCTGATCAGGGTCTAACCCATCTGTTAAACCACTAGCAGACATGCCCATAAGCTGCCCTATTGTTTTGAGTAAATAAACCTCTGTTTCTTTGAAGAATTCGTTTACAATTCCTACCTGAGTTTTTCCACTAATTCTCTTTTCAAACATAATTTTATCTCCTTTAAATTAGTTTATCGCGGCACTATTACCGCTCATTATAGGAAATGAAAATGCTGAGGCCATGAAAACCTCAGCAAATAATTTTTGTGTAAGTCACGACAACAATAGATATATCAATGCTAATGCGGCCATAAAACCGAAGTCTCCTCCGATTGCCACTCCTGCAATTAATATCGCTAATGCTGCACCAAACTTCTTTACTATTGCTAATTTTTGGTTATTCATTACCTCAGCTATCCTCCTCTCATCGTTTACAAATGGTTTCCAATGTTCTTTTAAACTTCATTTTAACCTCCTTTGCTTCTATGAGCAAGGTTGCTCATTATACAACGTGAAAAAATATAGAGAGTGTTACCTCTCTATACTCCAATTAGTAAGCCATAAAGCTTCTTTCTCTCCAGCTCGTTCTGCAATTTTGCATGTTTGCTTCAATGATTCTTTAACTAAGTTTTTATCTTCTTTACTATATTTCCTTAAAATATCGCAAATATTGAATGGTTTTTTAAACTTCATTTTAACCTCCTTTACATTCATGCTTTTATTACATTACTGCTCATTATACAACGTGAAAAAATATAGAGAGTGTTACCTCTCTATAACTTCTTAGTACCCGGTTGTCTCGGGTAATAACTGTAATTTGTTATCTGCCATAATCTGCAGAGCTTTTGTCCAAGCTTTGTTGCTGATCTTAAAATGCAAATACCAAGCATTGGGTGCTTTAGCCCAGCCGCAATTGCCTATGCAATCGTAATCTGAAAATCTCAGTTTATCGAGTGCAGTTCCCTTTTTGCGGGCAAGGTTAATAAACCCTATTGCCTTCGTTACATCATTCAAATCTACAATAATTGTCTTGTACATATTCCTTCTCCTTTATGATGTTTACTGGTGGTTACCCACCTCATAATAGGGAGTGAAAAAATATAGGGAGTTAACACTCCCTATATCCACAACAATTCAGATGTGCTTAATACATCCGAGAAGCTGCTTTCCGAAATCCCTAAAGAAGGGATCGGCCGATGTGTCTATAAATTTACGATATAACAACACACCGGCTATACCGGCTGTAGCAGTTACATATATCTTCTCTCTGTCAGAACGAATCCTCTTCAGATCTCTTTCTGCTTCAAGAAGTATTTTGTACTGTTTCATACAGTCATCATAGCCGGGTGTGTCTACTTCATACACCTGCATTTGATCTCTCACTCTCTGAATTTCTCTTTTTAATTCGTGTTCGTTACTTCTCAGTATCCCTATCATTGGGGCACCTCCTTGTTTATTGTGCGGGCACTATCGCCCTATTATAGCATATGAAAATAAAAAAGATATGAGGCTATTAAACACTTCAAATATCAACCGTAGTTGGTACCTCAAGTATTTAATAGCCTTAGATTTGTTTGAGACGAGATACAGACTTGTATCTCATAATAGCGTGTGAAAATATAAAAGGACCTGAATTTCTTCAAGTCCTTTTATACTATTAAATTTTGTCAACATTTTCCTCAATAAGTTGACAGAACTCATCTACACTACATGGTATAGCTGCAGAATACTGTGCTAAGCCTTCCTTCGCCAGCTCCATGCCGGGCTTATCGCCCTTCTGAAACGCTAACTTATAATCCTTAGCCAGTGATCCTACTAATGCTAATCCAAGTGCTTCGATACCGTCATATCTCATATAATACCTCCAAAAATGTTTATTGGTGGTTACCCACCTCATTATACCACGTGAAAAAAAAATATAAGGCCTGAAATTTCTTTCAAGCCTTATAAGTTTTAAGCTTCCATAGGATAATATATCCCCTTGGTCTCCTTGTCCTCAACAAGTTTTAAATTGTCTGTCGACATCGCGAGTTTTAACTTTAACCACTCGGATAAAGTGGACGTTAATATAAATGCTGTCCACTCCTTTTCTTTGTGAATTTCATTTACCGTCCCAAAATCCGACAGTACGCTAAATAATCCGTCGATATCGATATTATTGTTGTTGAAAACTAATGCATATCTTTTACCAAGCATATTATTACCTCCTATATGTTTATTAGGTTATCGTTCCTATAATAAGCCGTGAAAAAAAAATATAAGGCCTGAAATTTCTTTCAAGCCTTATAAGTTTTAAACAATCGTCCATTCTTCTGGGTTACATTTTAATTTACACATTTCCTCCGGATATTTGTAGTCCGGGTTGTAGAGTGTGCAATGTTCGCATGCATCTTGATGAGCACAATGCTCTTTTAATACATTTATTGCGCGGTCTACAACCTGATCCCACGCGATTTTTCCGAATTGTTTATTAATTGTTTCGTAATTATCCATGTTCACCTCCTATTAATTGGCTTATTGTTCCTATAATAGGACATGAAAAAAAAATATAAGGCCTGAAATTTCTTTCAAGCCTTATAAGTTTATGGAGCATTAGAGGCAGAAGCCGATCTGAACATAGTTATCTGTATCTATCCAAGTGTTACCGCTCATATAAATTCCGCCGTTGGCCCACATAGCCGATAGATTACCGAAACCGCCTATCGTGTAGTTAGAGTGAGTATCTAAATTATCGCCGTTTCTAAGACCTGCTGTTTCTCTAAGAACCGCTTTATAACCATTACCAAATATGCTTTCGCCAACAGTCTTTGCAAGGGCTAAATAGTCAGTGTATGACATGCCTTCGCCAGTCATGGAGTGCAGTGCATATTCGTCCGCATTTGAACCATCGTAAAGCTCCTTAGCAGAAGGAATCCATATCATGTCTCTCGTCTTTACATATTTATCCATCTGCATATGATTGTCGGTACCACCCCAGTTTCCAGTTGTAGACTTTGTTACAGGAACAATACCTTGACGAATATAATCTGGAATGGTGTTTAAAAACGGTCCGTTAAGATAATGTCTTAGAGAACATGTAGACCAGCCGAATCTTTTAGTTGCTTCTCCATATATGACGCCGTCCGGCCAATCCCACGACGCTATCCAATGGAACCACGGTTCTTCTCTCATCATCTGTGTAAAAGGACCCATCTGTGGTCCAACGCCCATCCATACTGATAACCATGTAGATGTAGAAACATCCTCGCCATTTGCGACTTTCATCATTATTGGCATTTGCAAGCCCAGCAGCAAGTCCTGTTTATGCTCTTCTGGCAGCCATTCGTCAAAGTGATAGTCTGGACTCCAATGCATCGTCTCGTTTCCATTAATTATCAACGGTAAAGTCTTATACGACCCGATAGGATACGGCTCGCCCTTGTTTGCCACAATTGTAGCCCAGTCATCCGGAATCTCTCCGGCAATCCTCTGCGGCTCATAATACGTAGGTCTGCAGATAATGTTATACCTGATGTTGTTAGGTGCTGGGTTCCATCCCTGGAATGGTTTACCTGTAGCAGACGCCGGACGTAAACCGTTGTCAGAGCACCAACCACCAGACGGAATGTTAGGAACTGTTCTGAGAGGCGTTCCGTTCTCATCTACAAACGTACAAGTGAATGTGTCTGTGTCAACGCCTGACACGTCCACTATAACTTTAGCATAGCCGTCATAACCATCAAGAAGAGCCTCGTACTCACCATTCTTAGTGATTTTACGCTCCTCCATCAGATCATTAGCAAACTGTGGAACTGCTACTGTCACCTTGTCATAATATGTGTTCTTCGCTTTGTCTTCGGCCTTTGGATATTCACCATTTTCGACAATTTCAATATCTATGAAGTTGTAATCTTTTGCCCCACCGTCAGGAACCTGAACCGTAACTGGATTAAATGCAATACCATCCTCCGCAGTATACGTCCCATTTGCAGTTATCGTCTTACCCTGTACCGTAACAGGGTTATCCTGATTGATAGCGGTAAGGGCATTTGCAATGGCGGTTCTTACAGATTCACCAGACGTTGCAGTTCTTATGGTATTTAAATAGCTTGAAATGTTAGCCATTCGTCTCTTCCCCTCCGTTCTCATGGAATTTTCTATTGTGTATAGCCTCTACGACTTCTAAAGCTCTAATAAGAGCTGCTCGCACTTCTTCTCCTCTAGAGGCGACTTCAAGAGCATCTATCTCATTTTGTATGTTTACAAATCTGACCATAGTGTCCTCCTTATTTTTTAGATTGATTTTTGTTATTTGATATGGTTAACGTGGTTAATTCTTTTCTTGGTGGCGTACCAATCGTAACCTTTTTAACACCAGAATCAAGTTCTGTGCTGAGTTTAATAATCGGAAGTTCTTTATTTATACCGTGCGGTTCAGATATAACAGTGATTAACTGACCCATTTTATATGATCCAACGGCATTGTCTAAGAAATGCATCTCTGCAGCATTTACTTCGATTGTGAGCTTGTCATACTGTTCGTCTGTAAGCCAGGATGCTGCTGCGTCCTTAAGTGTCTGAGGATCTGAAATATCATTCCATTCGTGTATCTTAAGCACTCGTCCGTACAATTCTACACCAGCTTCAGACTCTAAGGTATCTTTCCCCCCATTCACAGACTCTATAGTAACTTTGTTTCCCTCAGAATCAGTTCCTAAAGGCAGTACCACTGTGCAAATATCATCTGAAGTTAGATTACTATTGTAATCCAGCAAGTTATATGCAAATTGAACTGGCTGATCTGATCCGTATGGCATCTCTTTAAGCCAATCTATATAGTTTTTATTGTTTTCATGTCTGACGAACAAATACCCACCAGTACTATCTATACAAGTAGATATGAGAGTAGACAATGTATTGCCATAATCTACTTCGGTTACTACGTTTCTATCAGTAATATCAACGGTCCCTATGTAAAACTTTCTATCCTCATCTACTTGGGCATTGTGCTGAGCGATCATATCCGCGAATACACTTGATATCATCACGTCATCATATGTACTTGGCCGGATAACTGTGTCGTTCATATATGCCAGAGCGCCTTCACATACGACCCGTTTCTGATTGAACCAATCAGTAGAGACTTCTGCAACTCGTCCAAAGAAGATAAGTTCGCTATCTTCATATGCTTCAATAAAAGTCTTTAATACAAAAATATCATTGTAAGCCGGATGATCCGGGGGGAGCGTAAACTCTAGACTCCCCGCCGTATTCAACTCCGTCTCTAGTGATGGAGAAAGTAATGTAGTTTCTGCGTCGTCGCCGTAAATATCTACGCCGTCTGCAACAATTCTGTATATCATAACTTCCTCCCTAAAGAATAGTCAACAGTAACACGTCCGTTACCGTTGAACGTCATTATGTTATCGCCAGGACGTAGAATTATCTGGTTGTCTCCAGGAAGTAAGTTAATTGTCCTAGAACCAAATATCAATGTCATAGCGTTAGATACTGAAAGTGTTGCTGTCTTATTTGTCGAATCGCTATTTATTATGTTTCTCATCTTTCTAGTTCTAACAGTAAACGAGCCATAATATATAGTATTTCCAAACAAGTCATTCCACTTCCATTCCATCGTACGAGTCGATCCAAGAGGATACTTGTACGGGTTTAGATTGTATTTTATAACAACCTGATTGTAATCCTTGGCGTCAAATTTTGTGTCCAACGTCAATCTGCCCGTGTAATAGTATTCTGGATCGTCTTTCAAAATTATTTGGTGCTTTTTGCCATGCAAGAAGGTCAAAATATCAGACTGGAATTGGAATGGATCCACATAACCATTGTCTAATATGAATGACCACTGACCAGTACGTTGACCGTACCTGACACCACCGGTAAGAACATCTGTGTAATCGAGGCTGCCGTCAGCGCCAGGCACGTCTACATACTCCTCCTTAATTGGAGGGGCTGCCACATATGGTCTGGACTGAGGTGCCAAATGCCAATCAGTCCATGTGTTTTTACCAGAAATATAAATGGAATGTTCTCCATTATAGTTAAAATCCGGCATATCTTAACCCCTCCTTCTTAAGCTTCTCATTGCCTTTGTTCCAAGAGCCACGTCTAATGGATTTGTGATCTGTCCAACGAGTGCTCCGGTGTCTAATGTTACTTTCATAGATGTTATAGCATTCTTAAGCGACCCAATATCAGACCTATAACCCTCATTTACAGTTCTAATATTCTTAATGTCATCACGCAATCCTCTAATAGCGTCCACAATAAGACTCTGATCAGTTCCACCAGTAGTTCTATTTGTAGCATTTGCTCTGTTTACCGTAGCAGAAATATCAAAGTTTCTATTTGATAAGAAGTCATTCATCAAAGTAGAACTATTGTATAATGCATTTTGATCCACTACCGGTACTATATTAACTTTCATAGAATTCTCAGGTTCTGCAAGATTGTCGTTTATTCCCATCATCTTGAGGGTAAACATGGTTAGAATATCGCGAGATTTTGCGTCCAATCCATCGAGAATACCTCTTGAGAAAGCGTCAGTGCAATCATATCCCATCTGTCTGAATTTATCCGGTCCGAGTAACTGAGTAAATAGATCCAGAGTCGTAATTGCCAGATGTGACATTGCGTCAACTAAGTTATTAGGCTTTGCTATACCAAGGACATAACCTTCAGTAGTATCCATACCTATCTTCTTTGTTTCTTCAGAAGGTGAGTGTGAATCCAAAGCAGTCTTTAATGCAGATAACGAATTTGTTCCGAGGAATGTCATTACTTGCATAGCGGCTTCGGGGTCTATACCTTTTACAAAACCTGCAGAAGCATCCTCGCCAGTCTCCTGATATGCAAATAACAGATCATCTTTACCATCATCAAGTCCCTTCTTAAGACCTAATGCGGTCGCGAAACCAGCTTTAGAATATGTAGAAACAAGTTTGTCGGATGTATACTCATCCAACTGCAAAGAACTAGAATATATAGCATTTGCCTTTTTAAGCTCCTTATCAGACATACGTACAAAAGCGTCTATCTGATCAGCACCCTCAGGTCCAAGTTTGCGTAACTGATCTACTAAGCCTTCAGACAAACCGCGTTCAGTTAATCTCTGAATATTTGTAGCCCAACGACCGACCTTCTTCGCATTTTCTGTCATGTTATACAGCATCTGAGAAGTTGTGATCTGTTCAGCTTTCTTCTGCTTATCAGTCTTAACTTTAACCTCTTCAAACAAATTAAGCACATTACGAACCTGCTCTTTTACGCCATTCTTGAATTCAATAAGCTTATCAACCGCGGTTTCAAAATTCATCGACTGAGTAAAAGCATTCATGGATACAAGACCAAGATCTGTAAATGCCTGAGTCATTGAGAGTTTCATATCATTAGATATAACCGATTTAGCGAATTTACTAATGAAATCGCTCTTAACAGCATCATTAATATTCTCACCAAATGCCTGTAAAGATGCAAATCCGTCTTTACCCCAATCTTCACCAAGCTGTTCATGTAATTCATGAATTTCCTGAGCTGCTGCACAAGCCTGATCAAATGCATCTGCACCTGTGAATTCAGCACCAACCTGGAGATTCAGATCGTCTTTTCTAACACCCTCAACAACATCCTGACAATATTTGTCAAATGTGTCTGGATCTAAGACACCCAAATACTTTCCAGTCTTTGGATCGATCATTATAGGAGTAAAGTTTATCGCAGTGCCTTCTTCCTCATTTGAGAATGTGGATGTGAACATGGTAGCGAATCCTTCTCCAGCATCCCATCCGAGTTTATTAAGCTCGTTCGTATCAATCGCAGGACGCATAAGAAGATTTACATTACCGCCACGCTGCAGTTCTTCTAAGCGATTGAAAATATCAAGAGTTTCTTTGGAATATGCTGCCTCGACAGTATACTTTTGTATAAAGTTGTCATCGATTTTCTGTCTTCTAGCTTCTTCAGCGGCGTCTTGAAGCGCTTTAGTCTCAGATTTAGTTAACTTATCAGTGCTATCTGTAACGCCAGATGCAGCGGCGGTTGTTATGGTCTTACCATATTCCTTAGCTTCTTTAGCAGTCATAGCTCCATTTTTAACAAAGCTATTACGAATATCTTTTACAGTATTCTTCTGCAGACTCAACTTCTGTGCATACATCTGATTGAATAAGGACAATTCAGAATCAGTCATTGTATACAATGCATGAATCTTCTCGTATGCTTCAGGACCCTGTTCAGCTAACTCAGACAAGAAGTTCACATTAATGCCTCTTGCTGATAAAGCCTGGAGTTCCTCGGACCATTTAGTAACGCCCTTGATCTGAGATGCGAAGTTTTTAAGCACATCACGTCCGGTTGTGCTGACTTTATCATTAAATGCTGAAAATACATCAAGAGATGACTTTATAGAATCCTTAAGCTCATCGGTCTTCTTAGTAGCAGCACCAGCAGCATCACCAACCCCACCAAGTCCGTTAGTGACGTTATCCAATGTTTCACTGAGCTCGTTCTGAACCTCTTCTGATTGTTCTTTAATGGCGTTTAATCCTAGTACATCTGTACCCCATTCTTCACCAGCATGAGAATTTTGGTTTATATAATCATCTAGCGATTTGTATTTTCCAGTACGTTCCCATTCATAGCGTGACAACTCGCCGCCAATCATAGTGCCCCAGGTTTTCTCCATGCCCTTTTTGCGCCATTCCTCTGCAGACATGTATACATCTTCGCTTGTGCCTAAAAAACTGCCGAGCATTGGCTTATATTTATTAATATCAATACCATATGCGGATGCTTTGTCGCCAAGCCAAGAAAGACTACTTCCAAGTTTATTAACGATAGCTGTAGTATCTATCGCAGTATTTGAGAAATCTGTTAATTGAGCGTCAGCTTCTGCTAAACCGTCTTTAGCTGCAGTAGCAGAATCCTCAGTTTCATCAAGTGATGTGTTTAAATTATCCGTATTCTCTGTATCAACAGAAAGCGTTACAGGTTCCTTAGCATTAAGATTATCCTGAGCAGCTGCATATGCAAGATCACTATTTGCTGTAGCAGCTGTTATAATATAACCCTGAGACTCTGCTGATGTCATACCGTCTGCCATGGAATTAGCAGTAAGTGTTCCAGTATGTATACCGGCATCTGTCATCATATCACTTTGTCTAGTAATAAGCTCTTCAGTACCTTCTTCAACTATTTCAACAGAATAATCATTTGTTAAACCGTCGACATAATTTTCGGTATATTCCTCGCCAAAATGTTTAGAACCTGAAGAGTGATGGGCAAGAGCCCTATCCTGTGCATCTACAAATGCGTCAACAGCATTTTCTGTCTCGGAAGCGTTAGGGAATAATTCCTCGTATAACTGACTAGATCCAACTTCATCTCTAAAAGTTTGATAGTTGTATTCAACGTCGTCAATATTCTCGTTGATCGCACTTGCCCACTCATCATAATTATTAATGTTTAGCATTTGAGCATCTCGAAGAATATCATCAGCTTCTGTAGCAAAATCGTATTTTTGGGTAGACACATGCCGTAAGCCCATCATGGCACCTAAGCCATCTTCGGCTTCCCAATCGACGATACGTTCACTCATAACGCCAGCGTTCTCTAATTCATCACTCAAATACTTGATGTATTCTATATATTGTTTAACTTTTTCCTGGTCTATATCCTGACCATTCTCCATTGCTTTCTTTGCGTCTTTAACGTATTCTGCCGCATTTTGAAGTTCTTCCATCTGTTTTTGTCTAACGGCGATTTGCTGATGATTAATATAATCTTCCTCACTAGCATATGTTCCGTCAGCAATAGCTTGAAGGTCTTCTTTTAATTGCGCAAAATCATCTCTTGTTATACCAAATAACTCAGCAGTTCTCTGAGCAATGGTCCAGAACATACCATCGACGGCGCCGATAACAATGTTAGTAATAGTTTCACCTACTACTTTACTGAACTCGTTAAGCAAATCTTGAACTTCAGGCTGACCAAAGAAGTCAACTAATACCACTAAAACAGAATATAATGCCTGCAGTATTGCAGGAAGAAACTCGGCAAGCGTGCCGATCATAGTTACTACAGTAAATGCAACCGCCTGACCGACTACTGCAGCAATAGTTGTAGATAATGTCTGTATTATCTTAACTATAGACATACCTATTTCAGCTATCCTATCAGACAAATATTCCAGATTATCAACAAACGTGTCAATATTTTCGTGAGAAATACTTGACAGCACCACAAATGCTGTAACGATAGAATTTATTACAGCTGATATACCAAGACTTGCTACACCAAAACCAAGCAATGCTTCCGCTAAGGCAATTAAGCCTGCTGATACTATAGGAAAATATCCAGAAATAGCTGCAAATGCCGTTAAAGCTCCACAAAGAACTCCAAAGCCAATTCCTAAGGATATCATGTCATCGCCAGTAGCGCCAACTTTCTTTAATATCGCCATAGCACTTGCGATTGTGATCATGGACTGAGCAGCTACTGTTATCATAGCACCCATAGCCAGCAATCGCGCACCAGTGGATGGTATATTGCCTCTTCTAGACAGAGCATCAAGAGCACCTAATATAACACCAAGCTCAAATATCATTAAAGCAAGCTGACCATATTCAGCCCATCCCGCACCGGAAGCCTTAATAATAGCCATGGCCGAAGAAGTTTCTAAGAATATAATTCCAAGAATTGCAAAAGATCCTGCGATAGCCATTAAATCTTCTGTATATAGTTTATTCTTGGCTGTTAAAGCCCCTAATATACTTAACGCCGCAACAGCAATGCCCAATGATGCTACGGCTATACCAAATTCTTTCCATCCAGCTTTACTTATTGCAAGTGCTGATAAAGATGCACTTATAGCCAGAAATACCGTTGAAAGCAGAGCTATAGAACTGGAAATGCGGAATATCTTTTTGGTGTTTACTTTCTTAACAGAGCTTATAGCAGCAAGTATTACGGTTAATGCTGTTATAGCGCCGAGCATGCCTCCAGTTGTCTTAAGCAATGCGTCGACATTTGAATTGTCAATATATCCAGACAATATAGCAAGACCAGCCATCATAGCTCCTATAGGAACTAATAGAGATGTTATAGCCCCGATGCCTATGAAGGCTTTCTTATAACCGCTCGGCTCTATCTTGGACAAACCAGCCACTAACAAACCAAGAGTTACTAATAAGCCAATCATGGTCATGCCAAATGCTATCATAAGATCCGTAGACACTTCGGCATCAGACATGCCTATTGCACCAGAAGTTATAGCATATGAAAGGGCCGCCAATGCCAACACAAACGCTGATATAGAATATATTATTGTATGAAGCTTCTTAGTAGATCCAGTATTTTTAGAATTCTGCGAGATAAGACCAACTGCAGCGATTAATGCTGCAATAGCTAATATAACTTCTGTAAGAGCAGTAGCAGATATAACTAATTTCTCCATATCTGCATACTGGAATACTGCTAAAGCGCCAATAATAAGTGTAAGTGATAAAAGCATTGATACAATAAGTCCAAATGAATTCTTATTCATTGATCCTTTTGCATTTCTGCCTATTGCTGTTACAGCGCCAGCAATAACGCCCATAGTAACCAAATATACTTCAAGCTGCATAAGCACATCTGCCGGGACTTGGCTTAAAAGTGCACCAGCAACGCCGATAAGTACCATAGATCCGGCCATCATTAATAACAGCTCGCCCATGGATACTAAAGCCTGTGCAGATGATACAGCAGATAAATATGCTTTCTTCTTCCATCCAGCAAGCATCTTGGACACGCCGACAAATATACCGTATATAACCACAAGAGATCCAACAGCTACAGCCATGTCAGTTATAACACGTTCCATGGCATTTAAAGCTTTTTCTATTGATTTAGGATTCTTGAGGTTGTCTATAACTAACGTCAGTAGTATAAATGTGCTGATCACAGATACAAATGACAGTATAAGACCAGACATTGCCATAACAACTCGTTCACTGCCCATAGCTATCTTGCCAGCTACTGACAGTATAAGTAACATAGATGCAAATGAACTAAATATAATAGTCGCCTTTTCAATCGTAGACTTAACCAGTTCCATAGGAACCAGTGCAAGTAATGCTAACAAGCCGAATACAGTAATGAGTGAACCTAAGAACGCCACTATAGAAGCAGCGCTTCCCCAAGTAGCACCAGCAGCAACTTTCATACCTACTGCTAATTCAAGCATGAGAACACCAAGGTTTTTAAGATTTTCCTTAATGTTAGGCATATCTGCCTGCTCCAGCATCTTAAGCGCCTGTACTAATATAAGCATTGATGCTGCAAATGCAAGCATAGATAATGCAGAAACTGATGTAGCAACTTTAAGATCCGGTTTAGATACGATCGTTGCAAACTTAGAAAATCCAATAACTACCCCGGCAAGTGCGCCCATTAAAACAACTAACGTACCGGCAGACGCAAGAAGTTTATTTGTATCACCGCTAATATCTGCGATCTTCTTGATCGCTGATACCATTAAAAGCATGGATGCTGCTACAGCAACTAGATCTATAGCTGCATTGTTCACAACAACCATGTTAGCAGGGTTAATAACCTTCTCAAGATATATAAATACAGCAACAAAGGTTGCTACAACGGCAGTCATAGCCGCAAGAGCTATAGTTCCTCGTTTAAGATCATCTGCCGGAATAGCTGACAATGTCTTAATAGCTGCTGTTAATATAGAAATAGTTGCACCAAAAGCAATAATTGTCTGAGCAACTGGACCAAACATGTCATTCATGTTTTTCAAGGTTTTGCTGAACTCTGTAATTGTTTTCGGAATAGAAGCAACCGACTTAGAAAGATTCGTTAAACTGTCTATGAAGTTCTTAATACTAAGAAGCACAACTATCATAGTAAGCACAAAGAGAAACATAATTGTCTTTGACTTATCTATGTTATTCCAAGAATCCTTAAATCTCTGACCCATTTCTCGAATAACTTCGCCAAGATTATGAAGACTGTTGCCCATTCCATCGATATCTTTTGTAATATCCTGGCCAGTAAAGAAATCTGTGACCATACTGATGAAATGCTCTACGAATTTTACTACATTCTTCAATCCTTCTGCAGAACCGGGGGTATTAAGCCAGAACTGGAATGCCTTTGCAAGCTCTCCGACCCAGTTAACCAATACTATTATGTTGTCTATAAGTACTGTGAAGAATGATGAATCGCTAGTTGCCTTAGCAATAAAGTCAAATATGTTAAATATTAGCTCAAATACCTTAATAAGCGCAGTAACTAATAATGTAGACAGATTAACAGCTATCTGTTCAATAGCTTTACCGAAAGATTTGAACCTTTCTGATGTAACTAACTGCTTGAATAACTCACCAAGCACGGCTATTAATATTGCTACTACAGTCGCTAAATATACTATAGTATTTGTCACAAGTGTAAGAACCGCGTCAAATACTCCCATCTGGTCTATAACATTCAGCAACCACAATGCTAAAGGCTCTAACACAGAGAATATACTTAATACGGCCTGAGCTATCTTTGAAATAGCCACTATTATAGGTCTTGTGTATTTTGTAAGCTTTCCAGCATACTTAAGAACTATCTTAAGCGGTGTTAAGAGAGCTACAAATATACCTCGTAAACCATCTATAGCTTCCTTGCTAGGAAGTAACTGCTCTGTAAATTTTTCAAACTGTCTTGCTGCCTCGACTATCTCGTCCTGAGTCTTTCCGACAAAAACCTCTTTAAATGCATCTCCGAGTGTCTTAAGAACGCCTATAACTAACCAAGCCAGATTCTCTATACTTCTGAAAGCGATTGAGATTCTGGTATAATCGAAGTTTTCTAAAACCGAGGAACCCCAACGAGTAAGCATTCCAAAATACTTATCAAATCGTTCAGAAACTGGTGCAAGCGTAGCGCTCACCTGTTTAATAGCCGCCTTCAATTTCTGAAGGAACGGTATCATGTTCTCTATGTATGGAACTGCGAATCTTTGACCCAAACGAGATAACTGAGCTTTAACGTTTGACAATACACCTGCATAGGTTTCATCGGCCTTACCTGCTGCTTCACCAAATGCTTCATTCATAGCATCAGCAAAGTCTTCAAAGCCAATTTTACCCTTACTGATCATCTCTGTAATAGCAGCCTCGGTTTTACCAGCAAATTTGGTTGTGTTTGCCAAGGTAGCTGCGACGTTGAGACCTGATGCGGAGAACTGTCTAAGCTGCATCGTCATGAATTTACCATTTGATGCAACAGTGGTAAATATATTACCAATATCGTCAAATGATCGACCGGTCATTGCTGCAGCACCTGCGATAGCTCTTAAGTAATCATACATCTTATTAGCATCTGTAAGACCTGATGCCATAAGCTGGGATGCTACGTTAGCAGCGGAGTCGTATCCATATGCGGTACCAGTAACGGCCCTATCGATTGAGTCACTCATGGTTGAAAGGAGATCATCAACTGTAATAAGACCGTTCTTAACTGCATCGATGTTTTTAGCAAGCGCTTTCATCTTGAAGTTAGCCTGCTCAATTTTAAGAGCTCTACCCATACCACCGGACTTCATCTGTCCAAATGATATAGACCATAGTTTCTTACCAAAATTCATGAAACTAGTGGTTAGATTAGCAATCATCGTCGCACCAGCAACCTGAAGAGATGAGAACTGAACTCTAACAGAATCTGTCTGTTTCTCTACATTAGAGAGATCCATCCTCCTAGCTGCTTCGGTGATGCTATCTAACCCCTTAGCCCCATCAAAATTGAGGGCCATTTTAAGCTTTTCGATAGTACCGAGAGATGTGCTTACATTGCGTTCGAACTCTTTATTGTCAAACTGCATCTCCACGACTCTCTGATCGAGTTCTTTAGACATGATAACCCTCCTGTTTTACTGCCATTTTGATGTATTTGTGTTATATAATGCCAAATTTTTGAAAAACTTCTTCTACAGCAGAATGCTGTATCTTACCTTCTGCCTGAAGGATAGCGAAGATAGCGTCGATGTATTTATCTTTAAATCCGTCGGATGAATTGCTATGAACGGATGCAAAATCCTCAAGATCAAATAAGGCTTCCGGTTTTTGCTTAAAATACTCACGCATTTTGTTGTCTTTTAAACTGTCTAACATTTGGTTGACTTCTGCACGTGCGATTTTAACCCCTTCGTCTGTATTTGCATATTCCTTTGAGATCTTTTTACATAGATCAGCTACTTCAACAAAACCTATAGTTTGATCTTCATAATTGAACCAATCTCTAGCGTCCGGATCACCAGGATCTGTATCCCAATCGTCATGCGGATCAATTTTATTAAGTGCTTTTAATCCAAGATCTGCTGCATCGTCCAGTTCTTTCGAATTTTTGTGCTTATCAATCGCCATATCATGTATGTGTTTACAATTCAAATAATCCTTATAGTCTTTTAACATCTGTTTTCTAGTAGCATCTTCTGGCATATCGTCGTAATTATTTTGGGTGTATTCAAGAAAATCAAGATCAAATTCATCAGTTTCTGCAGCGTGTTGCCACTTATCTTTTATCTCATCAGTAAGTGCTGAGTTACGGACTTTTTCAAGATCAATCTTATTGGCTTCATCGGTTTTTCTTGCGACGTATTCAGAAACTTCCTTATTGGGAGTATTTTTATCTCCCTTATTCAGATCTTCTTTTAACTGTTTGTTTGCTTTGGATCTAGCTATTGCGCCTCCAACAGTTCCTCCTAATAAACCACCCGTACTGCCGCCTATTGCGCCGCCAGCAAATCCTCCGATTAGACCACCGGCGAGTCCTCCTACACCGCCAACAACATTAGCCCCCGTTTTAATTCCTTTGTTAACGGTGTCTTGATACTTTTTAAAATTTGCTTCGTTGCCGTATCTCTTCTTACCCTCGGCAGTCAATGATCCATCCTTATTCTGGTAACGTCTTATACCCCAATGCATACCGAGGATACCATGATGAGAAAGATAGTCTTCAGCATAAGGAAGACTATGCTCGAGATAGTTATTATAAGCTTTTGAAAAATCTCTAAAATCGTTCATTTTAATCCTCCTATTTTTAGATTATCCATTCATTGCCACGCTATACACCCGCTTTGTTTTCGGGTCGTATTCTACAGTCGCCCAATGTGTTTTATCGCCGATATCATAACTTGCCGTAAGATATATACCACCGCTTCGTGCATCTGACATATTTATAAACGGACGTCCAGTTTTTTCAATTTGTGCTCTCATTTGGCTTTCCGAGACTCCAAGACGTTTGGCGAGTTGTGTTGCTGCAGCTTTTTTCATAATGTTGTTGTGTTCTTTGTAATTTTTATTAAAGTCGTCAACATGTTTCATAAAGTTGTCAAAGTTATCTATATTAGAAACATCCTTATCTATAACGATGTCTCTTTTATCGTTTGTAAAATCTCCATTTACCCAATCGTCTGCTTTGAAGCCATGCTTTTCGGCTACCGATTTGGCAGTCTCATATATTCTAGTCTTTTTATCTCGTTCTTGCAGCGTTTCAGTTCCGTATTTTCTAGCTTTTGCTTTTGCTTTTAAACGTTTATTACGATCCTTGATTTTATTAGCTTCTGCATCGAGCTTGTCGAACCTCTTCTTGCCTGCTTCGGTCAATGTGCCATCCTTATTCTGATAACGTCTTATGCCCCAATGCATACCAAGGATACCATGATGAGAAAGATAGTCTGTATAATCAGGTATTTGTCCATTGTATACGGATGTGTATGAAGAATAATCTCTAAAATCGTTCATGTCAATCCTCCTAATAAGTCTCTGTTATTTCCATCCAGATAGCATCTGCCATCTTATCAAATACTGGCTGTAATGCTGGATTAATATAATCTATTCCTTCCACCCATCCGCCATTTCTTGTGGCGTGTCCATATTGTAACATAATTGCTATGTTGCACCAATCGTCTTTTACGTTTGTGTTTATGAATGTTAATGTGATAAGGCCTTTGTCTTTATCTTCCTCTATCACGTAGTTCCAGGACATTGCAGTCA